CGGGCGTGCATAATCATCTGGGGGATTTCCTCTAAGAGGAAAAACCCACCCCCTCCGGACTGAACCGGTAGATGATTATTAAGGTAGTGTAACAGTTTTTTGTAAGGATTCCACTGTCAAACCTGCCAGAACCCGTCTGGACTTAGCCTGAAGTGACAGGCAGATCGAGATAAAAGCTCGGGGAATCAATCATCCCGAGACTACAGAAACGCACCAAGTGAGGCAGTAGCGCCTTCACTGTCAACCTCAATTAAGAGGCTCGGATGTCAGAACAACCCTTGCCGCTTCTCAAGCTGGCTTCATCACCTTTTGCTGTTCAAAGTGATACGGGTGAAAATGAGCGGAAGAACAACGCTCTATACTACCTAATTTAACTTAGCACCAAAGCGCTACGTGTCTCGAGGACACGCGGGGTACTAAGGGCCCGAGGCTGGAACAAACCTCTAGGGCTAGATAACGATATTAACAAGCCTAAAAGACCGGTCTCTGGAACAAAGAGACTCAGCCGAAAACCGCTGAGGTAGACAACCTCAGTCAGCTTCCAAAAACAGTTATCTGATTTTTTGTAAGTAACTCTTCAGTCAATGCGCGCCTACAGGGTAGGGGGACTGAGAGAATTTTTAACTATAAACATCCACTGGTGATTTCACTCAGTGGGAAAACTAAACCACTGAACTTTGCAGAGTTCAGAGTTTAGGTTGGCAATAACGCAATATCCAGATTATTGCCAGCAGGCAGACAGCAAACCGGGCCAGGGGTCCGGATCCGCCTGAAGGACGCGGCCGTAACGCGTCCTGTTGCTGCTGTAAAGCAGCATCATCCAGCTTAAGCCGTGCTTGACGGCGTCGGGCATGTAAATTTCTCCATGCCTGTAATTCTCGATCTGTGTAAGCTGGGTTGAACTCCATAGGGCAACTTTTTCAATGGGGGCCTATCGTACAACTCCGCAAAATATTGTGGTGCAAAAGCCGCATCATCCATCATCAAGGATAGGGCATACGGGTTGTACATAACATAGAAGGCCTCAGCAACGCCTCGATAATCATAATGATTAACGTGACCGTGGAAAGAATAATCAAACTGTTCATCAAGTTGTTCACGCAGGCGTTTAGGGAGAGCGTCCCATGACTTGGGGACCCAATGCTTGAGCATTGTTGCTCTAGAGGCTATGTATTCCCGAACTACTGGCCAGTGACGGCCCCAGGACTGAAGTCCAGTAGTAATACTCCAGTTGAAGTGAGGAATAGTAAACAACTTGGAGATTTTTCGGGAATGGTTTCCGGATAGAAGAGCACGCTCAATTCTACGGTTCAACAGCACGGTGTCATTGTAAATCATACCATACTTTGAAAGAAAGTCTATGGTACCATCAGTGCTTTCGCGGTAGTCTTTGGCTACCTGCCCCAGTCCGTGAGTGACCGAGTCTTTGGTATCGACGACTGAACCATCGATGTAAGACTTCCAGAACTTCTGGCGGTATTGTGCCAAGCCCTGTCGAGGCACAAAACAAAGTACATCATCGCCAGCTACGAGTATTGAAGTTTGAACACGCGCTCGATACGCCACAAATCTGGCGTAGAGATAAACTCGTAGAGAGTTACCCAAGGTAGTCCTAGTTGGGTGACCTGAGAAGGTAGTACCCTGAATAGAACCCTCGACCACACGTACATATGAATTTCCTCTTTTCTGTGATATGTAGAAATTGGTCGAAACAGACTCAAGAATCTTCTGGTATTGGTTCATGAGTCCAGGGGGTAACGACACCAAGTGTGGCAAGACATGTGCGAAGGTCTTGCGAAAAAGATAACCATCAACGGCCTTGATGATTTCTTTATATTGGTGTCCATCGTGGTTCGATCCATCCCAAGTAACGGGGACTGGATCGGGTATGCGAGCATACTCTTGCTGTATTCGGTCACACAGTTGACCGGTGTTCAACCCAACAGCTAACCACGGGCGGCTTTGTAATCGCTTAAGATAATAAGCGTTAATGTAGGTACCAATAACTTTAACGGATCCGGAAGGGTTGAAGAGAAATCGTGGCTTGACTGTATCGCCAAATTGGAGTTCATTTGATTTCTGCATACACTCAGCAGTATGCTTAACGTTAAAGTCGGTCATGAATTGTTCCCATGCTTGGGTATAAAGGGCACGCTTTTTCGCTTTGTAACCGCGAAGGTGCTCCTCCATCGTATATTCAGCTGGATTCTGAAGGATAATAGGAATAATCTCCTCATCCATAACGCGCTGAGCAAACTTGGTAAACATCTTCAAATGGCTTGGTTTGAAGTTATGTTGATGACCGCATTGGCGGACAAAAAGCGCGTGTAAGGTATTTACGATATTCTTTTTCATGACACTAGGAGTGGTACGAACGAATTCACAAGTGAATTGATAGCCGCTAGAGAAGAACGCTGGTATTTGTTCTGACGTAACAACGTCACGAGCGAGCTTTAGGACTTTGGTTAAAGTCGACTTAATCTTGAGACACTCGTTAAAAGGCATCTCGAGTTCTGCTCGCTGTTTTCTGGTAAGATCGACAAAATTTATCGTATCCTTGATCTGAAGACCAAGTACTTTACCAGCTAAAGTTTCGTACTGACGAGCTGCCTGATTATCACGAATAGCTCGAGTCATTCCAAGTACGATACGATGGGCGTGGATGAGGAGGGAAGCACCCATAATCCACAGAATAAAAAGCCCAACGTTTACCAGCGGTAAGATGATCGGACGGGCGTGATGATAAATGGTCATCAAGAACCCTAAGTCCTGGCCCCAGAAGCAAAGTGCGATCAAATATTCAGCACCGCCCCTGGCCAACACGAAGAAGAGCATGTTCCACACAGCAAATATGAAGAAGATTGTAAGTTGTACATGATTAACTTCTTCCGGAACGCGCGCTTGGAGTGACATCCAGGCACGGGTCAATGTTCTCTGTACTCGATCAGAAAAAGTAGAGACATATTCTTTTCTGAGCCCATTGGTTGCTTGATTTTGGGCTAGATAATCAACGGCAGCGTATAGTACATTACGCATGGTCATCGCTCGTTGATACTGACTCACGACAAAGGTCTGAGTCTTGCTGTGGACATAACAGGCTGCTGCTAATCGGTCTTCTTCGGTAATCACCTTGAGTTTTTTAAACTCGAAATATGCCATTGCTAGACCTTTGAGTTCTTCTTGCTCAAGGTAGCGGTTGTCCAAGTCATCGTCCTCTTCGTGATCTATATGAATCGAATCAACGATCTGCTGTACTGGATGACTGGCTGTGAGAATACAATAAACTATTCGGGCTTCGTTACCGATGGCATATGATGCTTGTTCGGACCAATAGATCCCGTTGACATCTAAAGTTGATCTGGTTCGGTACGGTGTATAATCGAATAGGGGGTGTTCATACCAGTTATTCTCACTGGGCATATTTCGAACCCATAACTCAAATGGGTCTTCAAAGAGTGACGCATGCTCTTTGGGTTTCCTATAGACAGAATAAGCGCCCTCATTGTCTATATAGGAATATCTCCCGGGGTGCTGCGCATATGCCGTAAATACGACATAAGCGGATCGTTTGGGATAACGGTGGAGATGTTCCGTTATCGCAGTCTTAACTCCGGGATAATAAATGGCATCAACGCACATGAGGTCACGATCACCTAGATCCATGCCTCCTTGCCATTTATTCTTGTTCAAATGCCAGTTGACTGGCAAATCCTGAATTTTTGTCGCATTATAAACCTTATCAAAAGGGGCGATTTCAGGTCGATATGCTTCAATGTCAAACTCTTCCGGCTTTACCATATGTGCAAGTTGATGGTATTTGGAGCCGCAATCAGCGACTCGGGCGACTGGAAGTTGTTGAGATGTATAACACTTGGCAAAAGCCCTAACCACAAGGCTGTTGACGAGGTAGCGTAACGTTGGATGACCATAATGTTCCTCAAAGAAGCCTGCAAACTTCTGAGAATCCGCCCAAGAGTATTCCTTGGGGTAGATGCTACGCATAATCTCTTTGCCGCATTTGCCTAATGCGAGTTGCATATCGATATTCACCACCTTACCAGTGGAAACCAACCATGCTCTACCTGGATTGCTTTGATTGCGAAACAGGGTTTGACTAAGAGCGTAAGCCTTAGACTCTCGATCAGTAGTCTGAGGTTCTTCGGGGGCGACAGACTGGTTTTCAGTACCAGCATCAGCTACGTCTGATCTAGGGGCCTCCCGGTGGGCGTCACGAATCGCTTGGGCTACAACGCCGCGATTCGAGGGTTGGTTTTCGAATATTGGTTTGAACACTTCCCCCTTCTTCCAAGCCTTCGGCTTAGGAGTACGCACTGGATACCACTTACCATCGGCGAAAGCAAGAAACCGATCTGTGGTTGTGGAGGGTGCGTAGAAGATGTCATAGGCCACGGGTATACCATTTTTGGTGAGGGTAGCAATACCGACGGGCACATGGGGGGCAATTACAAGTGAGTCACTGGGGATGACATACTTGTAAGGATAGGGTGTAAGTACCCTATGAGCATGAAGTAAAGTCTTCATGGTCTCCAACTCCGATTCTGTCATAGCGGGAAAAACAGTGCAAAAAGCCTTGAAATAACTGGCGAGATGGTCGTCGTCGACCTCTTCGGGATACCAGTTGGCAGTATCACATCGAGTTACTGCATGGTGGCAAGCGAGCTCTCCACCCTTGAGGGGTGGAACTATCAGGATTGTACCGACAGGATGCTCGCCGCGGAACTCGTCAGGAGTGACGTAGTTCAAATGGTTGAGTTTACAAAACTCAACTAGGCTCTTGATGTCTGGCTCATGAAGAACGCTATCAAGGTTCTTATATGGCATTTGTGGTGCCAATTCACGAAGCAGTTTATCAAACTGACTAACGTGGTAGTTGCGTTTAGACGCAGCTTGCCAGACTTGGCAGAGGAGTTGGACTCCAATGACAGACGACACTGGGTCGCATGTCAAGGCCACCATTAAAGCGTATAAAACGCATGTGGTGGCGTCTAGGGGACTGGAATGGTAAGTTCCAGGGAATTCTTTCCCCTTGACGGATACCGTCACCAGACTTGGGCGAGTCTGGGAGGCGTTCGAATAAGTGACAACTGATTTTGTTGTATGTATATTCGACATAGTGGG